AGCAAACCGTAAAAACTATCGTTTAACGGAGCTTTGCCATAAGCCCAAGCAGTTGTTAGCCGCGCTTGATGAATATTGCGAGCTTTGTCTTCAGCTTGGTATACTTCCCGGCAAGGAAAGCTTGTGTATGTGGCTTCACACATCGATTGCAGGGCTTAGTTTTATCCGCAATGGAAACAATTCCCAGTTTGAGCAAGAGATAATAGACATTATTCGTGATTTTGAGAATTATATTCTTTCAGTGTGGGTTCAGTATGCAAATTTATCTGCAAAACCGCCTGTATTCTCTATCTTTTATTTGAAGTCGGTTTTTGGCTACGCCGAACAAGCTACAGCCGCTTCAACAGTGAATGTACGGGTATTTAGCGGAGATAATTATAATGTGAAAATGTCCCAACAAAAATTGATTAGCGACTGTAATTGTATAGATGTGGACGGAGTTCCGAAAGATTAACGGGGTTAATTATCTGATTTGGACTATTGTTTCAGACGTTGACACCACAATATATAGTGCTTGTGTATAAAATTGCACTGTATAATTTTTGCGTTTTGCTATAATTGGCTTAATAGTGCGATTTGTAGACATTTGTCAATTTCTCAAAATACATATTTTACGCAATTCATTGTGGTAAATCAAATAGAGGTAGGAGTCCCCCCCTGCCACACTATACGGAAGACCCCCGCCGCCCCTTTACTCAACCCCTCTCCCAAATAAAAAAACAAAATGGCGGTGCTTTACTTAAATAAAATCAAGGCAGAAAGAAGCAGTTGGGTTTTCCTCAAAAACGGAGCATGTGCCAAATTCGAGCGTAAATGCCCCTAAAATCGATTTTTGCTCTTGGGGGTATAGTTTCATTACTTGATGTTTAAAAATCAAATGCAGGGCATTCTGGGAGCAAATTTGAGGGCTTGTGAGTTTGAGTTGATATTCATGACGGAAAAAGGAGGAAAATAGGTATATGCATAAGTTGGCTGATGTTAATGTTCTCGGAACGGAATATTCTATTGTTGAAAGCGGCAGGGACGAAGACAAGATTTTGGAGAACGCGGACGGGTATTGCGATCATTCGCTGCATAAGTGCGTTATTGACAAGCTGGAGCGCAAAGACAACAGTTTGGGGAATTTGGACGCATACCGCAGGAAAGTTATCCGTCACGAGCTTGTGCATGCATTTTTAGCTGAGAGCGGATTGAGCGATGAATGTTATTGGGCGAACAGCGAAGAAATGGTTGACTGGGTGGCTCATCAGTTTCCAAAGCTGCTTGAGGCGTTCAAACAGGCGGGGGCGATTTGAGCAATGGGTGTGGAATTAAAAAAAGGCGGTGAGGCGGCATGAACGAGCTCCAGACCTTTACCTACAACAACGCGCAGTTCCGCTCGATAACCAAAAGCAACGGCGAGAAGTGGTTCGTGCTTAAGGACGTGTGCGATATTCTTGGCTTGGGAACTACCGCGCGTGTTGCTGAAAGGCTTGACGAAGATGAAGTGAGTTTGGCTCATCTCACCGATAGCATAGGCAGAAAACAGGAAATGACCACAATCAGCGAAAGCGGCTTATACAACGTGATACTCCGCTCGGACAAGCCCGAAGCCAAACCGTTCCGCAAGTGGGTCACTTCCGAGGTGCTCCCCGCTATCCGCAAGACGGGCGCGTACAGCACCAAAGACAAGCCGAGCAGGGCGCTTGAGATCAAGGAGATGAACGCTAAAGTCAGGCTCTCCAATCAGTTCCTTAAGCTCTCAAAGGTCGAAACGCTGTCGGCGGAGTACAAGAACATACTCGCCGCCAAAGCCGCAGAGGTGCTGACGGGAACACAGCTTATACCGCTGCCGCAGTCGGAGCAGAAGATGTACACCGATACGGAGGTAGGCGCAATGTTCGGGGTATCTGCCCAGAAGATAGGGCGCGTTTCCAACGAGCATAACCTAAAGACCGCCGAGTTCGGGAAGTGGTATCGTTCTAAGTCGGAGCACTCCTGCAAAGAAGTCGATACCTTTGTGTACAACGACAAGGCTGTTGAAAAGTTCAAGGTGATCTTTCAGCGTGTATCATAATTGGCTCATAAGCTCTGAATATTGATAATTTAGCCGCCCGTTCGCTAGGGCGGCTCTTTTTTTGTACAAATTTCTTATTGCGTAAAATTTTTAAAAAACATCTTGACAAATTCAAAATATAGTGATATTATAAAATAAAGGACACATTGTCCCTTATTCTACGATTTTTAAATTATTGTTTCTTATTTTACAAGGGGGAAGAATGCAATAGCTAAGCGTCGGGCAAATCTTACGAGTATGGGAAACACCCGAGCATCGTCCGATATGGCGGATTTTGACGAGCTGAGGAAAAAAGAAGCGCTGTATACGATCGAGAAGTGCGAGGCGCTGCTTCATCCCAACAAGGTCAAGAAGAACGGCGGGGAATACCGTGTAGGTATTCTCGACACGGTAAACGCTTATCGCCGCATGGCTATCTCATACTCTACTCTTGGTGATACCGAAAAGGAAAAAGAGAACTGGAAAAACGTTCTCAGGGAGCTGGCGGCGCGCACCGACGAGGTCGCGTCGGCTGCCGCTCCGGAGAGCGCGGCACTGAGCAGGGCGATGAACGACGCGTACTGCGTTCTTGCCTATGATAACTTTGAATATTTTCTTATAGCGACGGAGCTTGAGCAAGATCCCGAAAGCCGATTTTACGGCACGCGAAAGAATATAATCCGCGATGACGTAAAGGAGCTTCAGAAGCTGGAGGACGGCGAATACGATATGCTGGGCATATCCGCGCCGCCGCGTACATATAAAACGGCTCTGGGAACGCGGTTTCTGGCGTGGGTCATCGGCAGACATCCGGACGAAAGCTGTTTCTTCGCGTCGCACTCTTTGAAAATGTGCCGCAAGGTAATGAACGATATCTTAAAAATCATCAATACCGAGGCATACAAGCAGATATTCCCGGGGCTCACCGTGGAGAGCTCGTCGGAGGACAACTGGATAGACTTGCTACCTAAAAAGAGGGATAACGGCTATAAGACGCTGTATTTTGCGGGTATCGACAGCAATATGGCGGGTGTTATCAACTGCTCATGGCTGCTGTACTGTGATGATCTTATAGCTTCCGTAATGGAGGCTGCTAATCCCGACAGAGTGGCGAATGCCGTTGAGAAATATACGGGCGATATCCGGCAGCGGCGCGCGAACGGAAAAGTCCGCGAGCTTATGATAGCTACAAGGTTTGCCACAAAAGACCCGCTGGCGGTTATGGAAACGGCAAAGGAGAACAATCCCCGCGCCAAGTTTATCAAGCGCCCCGCGCTCGACGAAAACGGCGAGAGCAATTTTATCTATACCGTAAATCCCATGACAAGGGAGCACTTCGAGGAAATAAAGAACAATATGTCCGAGATAGCGTTCGAGTGCGTGTTCCAGCAGAACCCCATAGATCGGGAGGGGCTGATGTTCACGGACTTGAAACGGTATAAGGAGCTGCCGCCCGGCAAGCCTGATCTGATATACCTGGCTTGCGACGTGGCGTATTCGGGTTCGGATAATCTTTCCGCGCCTGTGGCGTATCAATACGGCAACGATGTATATATCCCCGCGGTTGTGTTCAGAAAAGAGGGATATACGGTAACGGAACCGCTTGTTGCCGCGTTCATAATCCAACATCAGCCTAATTTCGCGAAATTTGAGGAGAACGCGGGCGGCGAGGTGTACGCGAATGATATCCGCAGCGCCGTTATGGGTTCTGTTAATCCCCGAATATTCACACAACGGGCAAAGACCAACAAGCTTATGCGTATAGAGCAGTTTGAGCCTGTTATCAATAATATGTACTTCCTGCACCGCAGCCTATACCGCCCCGGCAGCGATTACGACAGGTTTATGAAGGAATTGGAGCGGTTTAACATTAACGGAAAGAACAAGCATGACGACGCGGCGGATAGTTTGGCAATGCTGGCAGAAATGAAACGCAGCACCGAAATGGGTCCGAGCGCTGTTATGATACCCCGTAAGGGAAGACAAAGAGGGAGGGTTGGCTGATCACGGATAATAAATATTTTCTCACGGGCAGGAAGCGCCTTGTTACGGAACTGGACGGCAGTGAGGACGCAAAAGTAATAGTTGAAGATATCAAGAAGCAAACCGACCGTAAATCCAATTTTATCGACGCTAAGTATCTTTGGGATTATGCCCGTAACGTTCAGCCGATATTAAACCGTGTGGATAACAGCAACGGCGCTTCGGCAAATAACCGCGTGGTCGTAAATTACGCCGCGGCTATTTCAAGAAACCTTTCCGCTTATACGTTCCCCAAGGGCATTAACTACCTGTCGCGGTCGGATAAGACGGAATACAGGGAATTTGTCGATACGCTCAATAAAATGGTCATGATGAAGTCGGGCAATACCGCCGTTCAGGAAATGAAGTGGTATCAGTCCGTGTGCGGTACCGCGTATCTGTACGTCAACTACGATAAGGACAAGCGCCGCGACGTACCGTTCTCGATACAGACGCTTCGTCCGTGGAGCTCCTATGTCGTCTATTCGGCGTACGATATATACAAGCCCGTGTATGGCGTTATAGAATATGACAAGAAGAAGTGCGTTTTTACCGCGTCGGAATGGTTTGAGGTTGATGGAGAATACAATACAACTAAAAAAACGCCTCACCTTCTCGGGAACGTTCCCATTATCGAAGTACCCAACAACACAATGCGAATGGGCGATTTTGAAATTGCCATTACGCTTCTTAACGGTATAAATTCGGTGATGAGCGATTGTGTGAACAACGTTCAGGACGTTGTGAAGTCATATCTGGTACTGCTCGGCGTTGACCCCGACGAGGCTAAAGCCCTTGACTATACGCAGGGCAGCGTGTTAGCTCTGAGATGTCCGCCCGGCACAAATCAAAGCGCCAACTTTATCCACCCCGCGCTTGACGGGACGACCGTCCAACAGCTCCGATCGAGTATGGAGAGCGCATTGAAATTTGTAACGGGTATTCCCGACAGGGATACCGAGAATACTGCTTCGTCAACGGGAGTTTCGGAGGATATACGTACCGGGCAGTCCGACAAGGACGCTGTCGCCAACGAAAAGACCATATTTGTTGAGGAGGCGCAGCGGCAGTTGCTTGAGATAATTTTTACCATACTGAGAGCCGATAACGGGGTCGATATACCGGAGGGAATGACAGCAGCGGACGTCGATGTGGATATCACGAGGGCAAATCGTGATAATATCCTTACTAAGTCGCAGGCTATGCTTAATTTTAAGCAGGCGGGAATGTGTAACGAGGATGTGATCTATTTTGCCAACATCACGAACGATGTGACGGGCGTTGCGGAACGAATGATCAACGATGAAGAAGATGAAACAAGTCTGGAGGTCGCGCTAAGTGGAGCAGAGGGAGATACTCGAACAGCGTAACGAACGCTTTTTCGGCAAAATGCGCGGGCTATCCAAGCGGGAAATAAAGCGGCGCGTGAAAATTTGCGTTGAAACCGAGATAGAGCTTATAGGCTTATTACAGAGAATGGGCGGAGATTTCCGCAGGTCGTTTGAGGATTTTCTAATAAATTACGGGGATTTTTCCGATAGTCTGAATATCATATATAATCGCGTAAGCGCGTCGGCGCTCACAAGCAATACTCCGTTTGCGCGCGAGTTCGATCTTAGGGAGCGCAAAATTTTTAATAAGCTTCTTCCCGTGACCGAGCGCCGTCTGCGAAAATATGTGAAAGAGAACGGTACTTTGGAAGCGGCAATGATCTCAGCGTGGCTGTTTTCTCCTACGCGTGCCGAGCATATATCGCGTGGCGTTGTAAATTCGCTTTGCGGGTGCGAGGCTTTTGAGGAGATGAAGCGCCGCGGGTATCGATATAAAGTCTGGAATACTGTTATGGACGGCAGAGAGCGCGCTACTCACGCCGTTATGAACGGCAGGCGCGTACCTATTGACGAGCCTTTTGTTGTGGGAGGATACAGAATGATGTTTCCGGGAGACGTTACCTACGATCCGCCTATCAAAGAGGTGATAAATTGCAGATGTACGATAACTCCTCGGTAAACCCCGAGGAGAAGAACAAAAGCGCAACGGCAGCGGACGGCGATAAATGGTTTTATTGCCCCGCTTGCAAAAAGAAACTGGTGAAATACGGATCTTCTTCTATTTCCGAGGGCGTGTATATGAAATGCCGCCAATGCAGGAGAACGGTGGAAATCAAGATACATTAGTCTCTTAATTTTATTGATGGATATAGACCGAGGGAGTTCTCGCTAATTCCGACGATCCTATGGAGCGGCTTCTGAGAGAGAGGGGCGGTTAAAATAATGAACTACGGTATGCCGTATAAAGGCAGCAAAAGCGCAATTGCCGATAAAATCATTGACGTGCTGCCCGCTGCCGATTATTTTGTAGACCTGTTCGGAGGCGGAGGCGCTGTATCTCATTTTGCGGCGCTGTCGGGTAAATATAAAACCGTTATATACAATGAGCTTGATTCCGTTGTATACAAGGGCTTTAAAATGGCAATAAGCGGTGAGTTCGCTGACGAAAACCGCTGGATATCACGCGATGACTTTAAGAAGCTGAAAGATACAGACCCGTATGCCGCCATTTGTTTCAGTTTTGGAAACGATTTGAAAACGTATGCTTATTCGCCGGAAGTCGAGCGGTTCAAAAAGCATTTACATAAAATATTTTTTTCGGAAACACCGCGGGAAACTCGATTGCACTGGAAATCTTTTGTCGGAGAGTTCGTGAAAGCAAAAAAAGAAATCGAGCAATTAACACAAAGCGCAATTGAATTGTGTGCGGAATGCGGGGTCGAACCATTATACTGTAAGGACGGGATGCTTGACGCGGATGTCATAAAAACAAAGGTTTTCAAAGTGAATTCGGCGGACATAAGGAATTATTTTCGCCGTTGTCTTGCCGAAAGCGGCAAAACGCAGGCAGATGTTGACCGGCATTTGGGTAATCAGATGAGCGGACACTATTTCGGAGAAAGTCAATGGGCGTTGCCTACGCCGGAACAGTATGAAAAAATGCTCGAGATACTTCCGCTTGATATTCCATGGTCTGATTTAAACAAGCAGTTAAATACGATAAAAACATTAGATAATCTGGAAAGACTGCAAAGTCTGGAAAGACTGCAAAGTCTGGAAAGACTGCCCGTTAAGTGTTATAATTTGTCCTATGAACAAGTTGTTATTCCCGAAAACAGTGTGATATATTGTGATATTCCATACAAGGGAACCAGCAAATATAGAACCGAATTTGATTATGAGCGGTTTTATAAATGGGCGTTAAATCAAACAGTGCCCGTGTACATTTCGGAGTATCAAATGCCGGACGGCTTTGAAGAAATTTTCAGCGTCGGCAAAACAAGCAGTTTCGGAACGGGTAACGGCAAAAGGACAACTAAAACTTTTTTGCAATAAAAAGCAATGAACCGAATGTTTGAAATATAAGGAGGCAACGCAAATGAAAGCGGAATTAAAGCTCAACGGGATTTTCTATGAGGTGGATATCACCGAAGAACAAGCCAAGCAGATAGAGGGCAGTAACGAAAAGCTGACTATCAGCGAGAAGGAGCGCGACGCGGTGCTAAAAACGTTTAACGGTTTTCTCGGGAATATCCGCGAGATCGATACAAATATCCGTGCGGCGGTGGAAACGCTTGAAAAGGTCGAATCGGTAAACGGGGAGATTGATATTCCGAACGCGGATATATCAACCTTACTTGCGGGAATTTCGGTATGTGTCTCGAGCGGCTTAAAAAACAATACCGATGAGCCGTTAGAAGCGATTGAAACCGCCAAACTATGCGGGAACGTTTCGGCAAAAATCAGCAGATATATGTTGAAATCAAGCGAAAACAATCCTTGGGGGCGTTTGGTAGGCACCATTTTCAGCTGTGGATGTTGTGCGCCGTAAAAATTAAAAACAATTAAATATTTATTCAGAGCCTGTGAGCCTTATTGCGAAAGCACCTTTTTGTGCTTTTGACATAAGGCTCTTTTTTTGTTTACAGGCGGCTGGACCGCTTAAATAGACAGAGAAGTCGTTAAAACCCAAAACAGAACAGAGAAGTTTAAACGCATTAGGAGGATCACTATGGACGAAACAATTACACAGACAGAGGAACAGAACGGCATCGCGTCGCCTAAGGAGCCGCAGACGGTCAAAGAGGACGATAACGCGGCTGCGCCCGCGGAAAAGACCGTATCAAAGGATATTTTTGATAAAAAGGTATCCGAGATGAACAAACAGATAAAAGCGCTAAAGTCGGAGCTTGCCGCGAGAATGACGGACGACGAAAAAGCCGCGGCGGAGCAGAACGAAACGGCGCGCGCGCTGCAGGAGGCAAAGAACGAGCTTTCCATGCTGAGAACCGAGAGCGCGCTTACGTCGGCCGGTATTTCTTCGGAGATATCCAAAAATCTGTCAAAGGTAATAATCTCCGGCGAGACCGAGGGTATTGTTGAGGCCGTTACGGCGGCGCTGAAAGCAAATGCCGCGGATACGGAGGCAAGAGTACGCCGTGATATCCTCGAGAAAGGCTCTCCCCGTACCGTAAAGGTAGGGGAAAAGGAAGCGGAGGATCCCGATTTGGAGATAGTGAAGCGTATCGCCAAGCCTGCCGAACAAACTCCGCTTGAAAAATCCAAATGGTATTGAAACAAGGAGGAATTATCTGAATGAAATTCAAAGAAAGCAACGCTATCGGCGGTCGCCGTGAATTTTTGGCGTCGTCCAAATTCTTGGCGATCAATCACGTATTCACCGCTGATACGAAATCGGGTACGCCCGTCGAGATCACTGACGGTCTCGGAAACAAGCATGTCGGCATTAGCCTCGACGACGTTGTGATAGCCGACAATCCCAACGGCGCTGTAGTGGTAAACGGTATTGTAGACCACTCCAAATTGGCGGAGGAAAAGACCTCGTCGGCGGAGTATTATCCTACGCTGATCTTTATTGAAAAAAAGGAGGAGAACTGATTTATGGCATTTTCCGATCTGGTAACACCGAAATATCTTGCCGCCGCGTGGGAGGAGGCAAACGTAAACTCCTACGCAAGCCAATACCTCGGCAATTCGCTATTTGGGACGAGAAAACAGCTTGATCTTGACCTGACCTGGATAAAGGGCGCGGGAAATCTTCCCGTTTCGCTCGCTCCCGCTTCGTTCGATGCGGAGGTAGCGTTGAGAAGCCGCGGCAGCGTGAAAACCGTTGAGACCAATATGCCGCTTTTCCGCGAGGGATTTCAAATAACCGAAAAAGAAAGGCGCGACCTCGAGGTAGCCAAGCGGCTGGGCGGCGAATATGTAAACGACGTTATGAGACGTATTTACGACGATTCCAACAATCTTATCCGCGGCGCTCTGGTCATACCCGAAAGAATGATCTGGCAGCTTCTTGCTCCCGTTGACGGCAAGCCCAAGATAAACCTTGCGGGAGACGGCGTGACTTATTCGTATGACTATGACAAGCAGGGAACGTGGTACGGCTCTAACTTTATCGACGTATCGTCAACTCCGTGGTCGGGTAAATCCTCTTCGCTGCCCATTGACAATATCAACGCGGTCGTCGACGCTGCCGCTCTTAAAGGAACTAATCTCCGATATGCGATCATGTCCAAGAAGACCTTTAACGAGCTTATGGGCTCCGAGCAGATTAAAAATGCGGTGCTGTCGCAGAACGCCACGCCGAATATCTATCTGACCGAAACCGTTACCAAATCCATAGTAGAGCAGCTGACGGGCGTTCGGCCTATCATATACAACGGAGTTTATACCGATACGGAGGGCGGAAAGGCCAAGAACTTCTATCCCGATAAGGTCGTGACGCTTATTCCCGAGGGAATTCTCGGAGATAAGGTTTTCGCGGTCACTCCCGAGGAGTATGACCTCGGCGGCGATCCTACGGCTAAGGTAAGCGTTGTTGAGACGGGTATTGCGCTTACTACCGAGTATACGAGCACCGTGCCCGTAAGAACGGCGATATACGCGTCTATGATCGTGCTTCCCACGTATCCGAGAATGAACGAGGTGTACGAGATGAAGGTCGACGCTTAACGAAAGGGTGAACGGCAATGAAAGTCAGAGCGCTGTGCGGTATCTTTTATAATGGGGAGCTTTACTCGCGTGGTGATATAATCGAGGTCCCAAGAGTTATCGCGAATACGGTGATAGTGCCGAACAACGAGACGTCGGAAGAGGTTTGCGAAACCGACGCGGCACCGCCCGAAGAGGACGAGCGCAGGAGACCCGGGAGAAAGCGGGGTGGGCGAAATGATTGATATGCTTGTTGATATTCTTAAGGACAGAATATCCGATACCGACCTTGAATATTGGGTCGACAAGGATACAAAGCTGCGGTATGCGCTGAGATACGCTATCTCGGCGATCAACGCCCGATGCGGATTTAAGCCGGACGATATAGTGCCGTACCCTATAAAGTATGAAATGAACGTACTGGAGGGCGCGGTATGGTATCTGGGCAAGATCGGCGCGGAGGGATATGCCTCAACGTCGGAGAACGGGGTTTCCGTATCATGGAAAGAAACCCCCGAGTGGCTGCTGTCGGTTGCGGGCGGTGTGTGCATATGCTGAACCGCCTGAAAAGACCGTTTTACTGGCAGAATTTCGCGGGATATGAGGACAGGACGGACGATGCCGGAGTTCTTGCCGTAACGTTCCCGACATACTCCGAGACCTTTTCAGCGAGGGCAAACGTCTCCGCAAACAAAGGCTCGGCGGAAGCGGAGATGTTCGGAAATCTGCTCGAATACGACCGTGTGATCGTTACAAGGCAGACCGATATCGATATGAATGAGACCTCCATCATCTGGCTTGACGGCGCAAAGCCGCCCGACCCGTATAATTACATTGTGGCGCGCAAAGCCGTAAGCAACAACATAGCGGTATTCGCGCTAAAACGCGTGGAGGTGGGTAATGAAGATAACGGCTAAGCTGGGCGTAAACGGAATAAACGAGGTTATCCGCGGTATTCGGCAGTATAAGCAGAACCTTAAGCGAAAGGCGCAGAATATTGTTTCCGCGCTTATGGAAGAAGGGGTTGATATCTGTACCGCCGAAATAATTTCCCTTGATATCTATGATACGGGGAAACTGTTACAGGGCTTGAACGGTTATACCGATCTGCAGGCAAACAAAGCCGTTATAAAAGTGGATTGCGATTATGCAGTATTTATCGAGTTCGGAACGGGTATTCCGGGTCGAAATTCGGGATATGTCGGCAAGGCTATCACAAAGACCGCCTATAAGCACCTCGGCGGTACTCATTATGTGACGCTTTCCGACGGAACTCTCGGTTGGTTTTATCGGGGCGACGATGGCAAAATGCATTTTACCAAAGGACAAGCCTCGCGCCCGTTTATGTACAACACCGCCGAAAGACTGAAAGACTTGATATGGAGGATAAAGGTCAATGATTGATTATTCGGATCAGATTTACAGTTGGCTTACATATTCTCTGCGCGAGAAGTTCCCCAAAATATACACGTCCAAATCGGAAACGGCAGCGCCGCCCGTTTTTCCCGCGGTAAGTATCGTTCAGAAGAACAACGCGACGTACCGCCGCACAAGAGACGCATGCCTTGAAAACCATGTCAGCGTGATGTTTCAGATAGATATCTACACAAACGGCAAGGACAACAAGGAGCGGCAGGCGCAGGATATCAGGAACACGGTATCGGACCTTATGCAGTCGATAGGCTTTAACCGCACGGTGTGCGAGCCTACTCCAAATCTCGCGGATATGTCGATATACCGCATTACAATGAGGTTTACGGGGATAATCGGCAAGAACGGGTTTGTATACGCGGAATAAATCTATACAGGAGGTAAAATTTTTAAATGGCAGACATCGAAAGAGGCAAGCGGACAGACCTTGCGACAGCGGGAGTAGCTGTCGGCTATGCGTTTGAGAGCACCGCGGGAACCAGACCGTCGGGCTCGTACACGCATATTGCGGGCGTGTCGGATATCCCCGAGATGAACGAGAGTCCCGAAATGATCGACACCACAACCCTTGACGAGCTTACGGAGCGCGTCGGCGTACCGGGACTTAAGGCGCTTCCGTCGGCTACGGGATTTACGGTAAACTTCACACAGGCGCTTGTGGATCAGTGGGAAGACGTAATGAGCAAGTATAACTCGGGTAAATCAAGCGGGTTGCGTATGTGGGTAACGGTGGTTATACCCGGTATCTCGAAAGCGTTTTTCTTCCCCGCGGAGCCGTCGCCACTCGGCGTACCGGGCGCGGGTGTAGGAAACGCTCTCAGCACCTCG